TTCAGCGATTTTGCAATCAAGATTGTCAATGGCGAACCAACTGGCGAAATGCATAATATCAACAGTAACAAAGAATATCTAGCATGGCTTGCAGCGGGCAATACACCGGAGCCAGCAGACCAATGATACCCACCAGATACCGAAGTGATTACACAGGCGAGTTTGTGGTCACCAGAACCAGAATGGCCAATGGCCGTGGACAACAGTCTCGTGAATGGATACCCAACTCAGTGGAAAATCAGCACATATCAGGTCGTGCTGCTGTGATCGGCAGTGCGGTAGATCGCGAACGATTTGATTATGCTAGACTACAACGTCACCGCGGTGGACTGTTGGCAAAAAAACGTCTGCAGACTTATGCCAGTGGTACCATCTGGTCAGAAATGCCTGTGGATTTTTTTGTCACTATCAATCGCAACACAGCTAGAGCAATACATGCTGCTGACTATCACACAAACAGCATTGTGTACACCACACCAAACTTGTGTATGACTTATCCTGGTGATTTTTTTCTAGTGCCCATGTCGCCACAGTTGAGTGAAATTGCCTTGGCTGTTTATTTGGCTGCGTTTGATCAACACGATGAAGTGTTCTTGTTGGGCTACAACAACGAAACACCCATACAAGACAGTGGATGGGTTGCACATGTTAACGCAGTATTTGAAGCTTATACAAAAACCAAGTTTATACTAGTAGGCACCAGTGTCAACATGCCGGACATATGGCGCAACAATCGCAATGTCACTACCATGAAGTATCGTGAGTTCGTGACCTACTGCGACATTTGAACAGCAGATTTAATACGTTCAACTTTTTCTTTGATGGTATCAAAGTTCACAGTATTCCATAGGCCGCTGTGAAGGGGGCGTGGCCAGGTTCCCGAATTGATCCAAGCATAACCCGAGTGCTCTGAGTTTAATATAGGTTGAAACTCGTTACTTACAACGCAGAAAAAAGTGTGATAACAAAATTTTTTATCAGCTGATGTAAATTGATCTAATGGAACAAGTTTGATATAATCTGGCATCATTCCTAACTCCTCTTGACACTCTCGTGTTAAAGTTTGTAAAAGAGTTTCACCAAGTTCCTGTTTTCCACCCGCCAATGACCAACAATCTGGGTGCTTTGAATCATTACGTATAAGATATAAATGACGATCGGTGGATCTTGAATAGAACCAAACCCCTACAGCTGACACTATATCGTTCATTAATTTAACCTTTTAATATAAATAAAAGTGTAGTTCGCGGCGACCAGACCCAACTACTCTAACGCTTTGAGGAGCATCAGCAATGATATTTATAGATAACAAATATACACATTGGTATAATTCCATAGTAACGTCAGCATTGGCAAGAATTTTTACAGACAATACATATATTGAAAAGCATCACATTATACCAAAAAGTTTAGGTGGTAGTGATAATAGTGATAATTTGGTTAGTCTTACTGCAAGAGAACATTTTGTTTGCCATAGATTACTAACTAAAATGACCAAAGGCATACACAAGCGTAAAATGTTTTATGCACAAAATATGATGCTTGTAAAAACAACTAAACAAGATCGAACATTTAAAATTTCCAACCGAACATACCAAAAAATAAAAGAAGAGTTTGCATTAGTAAATCCATTTAACGATCCAGAATGGCAACGTCAAAACAGAATCCGTTCGCAGGGACGTAAGTTCTCAGAAAAACATATTCAAAATATTCTAAATTCTTGGAATAACGACGACAGACGTAATGCAGCTAGTACAAGATCTAAACAACAGGCAAAAGAAAGAAAAGAGACAGGTATTATTTCAGCAGTCAAAGGGAGAAAATTTCCCGAAAGAACAGGCTCTAATAATCCTTTCTATGGTAAGAGACATAGCGATGATTTTTACCAAAAACAAAGAGAAATGCGTAAAGGTAAGCCCACTGCATTTACCGGGCTAACAAAAACTTGTATATATTGCAGTAAAACCATGGATCTTGGAAATTTCGCAAGATATCATGGCCCTAACTGTAAATTAAAGAACTAGGGACCAGGAGCCGGCAGGGTAGATTCCTTCATAGCTCTTGACCCAGGCAGAACCAGTCCACAAGTACTGTAGGCCTGTGGTTTCGTTGGTCATGTACTGTATGTTGGTGGTATTGGTTGTGCTGCCAAATGCCACGTCCCAGAATTCACCATCGTATTCAATGATGTCATTGGCTTCAGCAACCAATGGCCCCCAAGCTTCAGCAGGCTGTGGATTCTGATCATTACCAATTGCGTTCAAGATCAAGTATCGTTGTCCAGCCGCAGCAGCAGGCAATCCAGCACCAGGTCCACTCAGCAAGGGATCAATCACAGCATCCACTGACGCTAGAGTATTTTGTGGAACAGTGTCTGTGTCAACATCAAACAACAAGAAACGTTCGTCCGTGGGGTCATAGCTGACAGTGCCAATCACTTGATCATCCGTGCCCCATTGGTTATCTAATCTGATCTGTGTAATGCCCGATCTAAAGGCACCGTACATGCCCAGCACAGCAGGCCAAAACTCATTGCTGGGCGGCGAGTCCGGTAACTCTGTAGACGAGTTGGGTTGGTCTAATGTGGTTGAATTCTTCAACACCTGCAGTTTGTTGCCAATCAACAGGGTCTTGTACATGAAGGGAGTAAACTTTTGACGTGTGCCCAATAACAGATCGTTGTTAGTGATGGCTTCTACAGCATCACCTTGTGCATCATACACTGACGCAATGATCTTTTCAATCACACCCAACTTCTTGACCTTGGCCGGCGATGAGATCCAGATAGGGATGGTAAAGCGCATGCTCATGATGTCAATGGGGTTTTCTGTGCCCTGCGGAATAGTTCTACTGCTCCAAGTCACTTGATCCAGATCCACTGTGCTCAAACTGGTCCAATCCAGGAAGCTGTCAGTGCTTTGTATTTCCAAACTGGGATTGAACAAGGTACTGATCTGTTCAAAGATCTGAAACTTCTGATTGGTATTTGATGTCCAAACATCCAGGGTCAAGGTCATCTTGTAAGGCACAGGCATCAGACGTTCAATGGTGAAAGCATTGCCCTGTGTGGTTTCGTAAGTGTTGGTGGCTTCGTCAAAGTAGCGTTGGCGCACCTGCACATTGCTCACAAAGTAAGGATCCTGCATACGAGGACGATCATATTCCATACCTGTGATATAAAAAGTCATCAAGGGTGTGGATGGCAGCGCACTGGCCGAGTTGTCTTGATTCACAGTTTGAGCCAATCTGGTCCAGTCGCCGTAACGAACTGGCACACGTATCAAGCTGGCCTGATCGCTGTTGGCAGGACCGTATTCTACTTGGAAGTTACTGAATATTCTGGTAAACTGTAGTAAGAAACGGCGTATTTGGTCGTCATAAAAAAATTGCTGAGCCATTAAATATTCTCTCTGTTAACTGGACCTCTGTCCAGGTTGTGTGTTGGGATAAGGATTGGCTGGTTTGCTACCGCCTTGACTACCGTTGTCGGCCTTGGGCTCTAAAATCTCGCTTAGACTCTGACGACTTGGTATGTTACCTTGATCTGTTGTGGGCACAGTGTATGTATTGTTCACAAAGCCGGAGCGTAAAGTATTGTTGTTGGGACCATTGGTCAAGTTGGTACGCACACTCTCTTCAATCTTGATCCAACCTCGGCCATTGTATCTAAACAGACGATTTGGAAAATAATCCAAGCGCAAGCAATAGTCGCCTTCGTAGGCTACACTGGGAAAGTTCACACCAGGAGTAACTGGTAGCCCGTTGGGAGCTATGCCATCACCAGTCAAGTAGCCCACTGTGTAACCATCACCTCTGGGTGTGGCTGGCGCATCAGATGCCAAGGGATCAGCTTGACTGGCATTGACTAATGCATTGTCAATAGTAACACCATCTGTGTTGGCCGGAGTCCCATCTGGGTTGGTAGGAAATATGTAAAACTTCACTGTGTCGTAGCCACTCAACGGAACTTCAGCTTCGGCCTGTTGTATGATGGCATCGTTGATGTCATAGTCTTTGTTTTGTGTACCTGCTTGATCACCCAAGTTGGGCGGAGTAGTGGGTTGCCAATACGCAGGGTCGTCTATGG